CGCCGCTCAGGCTGGTCACCTGGCGATACCGCGTGAACAGCGACTCGGTCGACGCCTTCTGCTCGTTCAGGATCAGCCGCGAGTCGGTGATCTTGGTCAGCAGCGACGAGGGGAACGCGGTCGCCATCAGCGCCTCCCGCCCAGGCGCGATGTGACCGCCTTATAGGCTTCCGAGGCCGCTCTGTTGCCGACCGTGATGAGGTTCGCCTCCCACTGCGGAGGGAGCCCTGCGGCCGTATAGAACGACTGATTGACCACCACCCCGCCTCCGGCCGCCGCCATCTGCGAGCCGGTCATAATCCGCCCCGCCACGTCAGGGACAAACCATTCCTTGCCACGCTCGCCAACGCCGTAGACTTTTCCGGCATCGACCGGCCCGCCGCCCGCTCGCCACCCCTCAATGGCCGCCAATGACGCCCCGCCGGCCGCGCCGCCGCCCTTGCCACCGAACAGCGATGCAAAGAACCCGCCCTTAGCTGAGAACGCCCCGCCGATCGACTCCGCGAGCGGCTGCAGCACCTTCATGCGCAGGATCAATTGCGCGAGGTCCGACACGAACCCGCGGACTGCGCTACTCACGTCGCCGTCGAGCAACGCCTCCATGCCGCGCGACTCGAACGTCGCGGCGAACGCGACCGCGAAATCTTCCTGCTTCCGCTTGGCGTCATCCATCGCGTCCGTCTGCTTTTTCCAAGCGTCGGTGATCTTCTGGATTTCCCCAGCGGTCGGCATCGCGTTCATGCCGGCCGGACGTTTTATCATCTCCGAGAAGCTCGAGACTCGCGACGGAGCGGTCATGTTCTGCAAGAGGAAGTCCATGCTCGGCATGGCGTTCATGCCAGTCGGGCGGCGCAGCAAGTCCGCGAAGCTCGTCGCCCTGCCGCGCACGGTGATCTCTTGCAGCCGTGCGGCTTCGCGCGCCGCTCGTTCCTGGCCCAGCGTGCGGGCCCTCGCCTGCGGGCCTTGATCCTCCAGTGCGGCGCGCTGCCGTTGCAGATCGGCAATCTCTGCCTCAAGTCTGGCGCGCGCCTGTTCTGCCGTGCCGCGCATCGGGAAAGATTGCCCGCTGCGCAGGGCGATCAATGCTTCCTGCCGCGCCGTGATTGTCTCTTGGAGTTTGGCAATCTGATTGTCGAAGTTCGATGAGTCGGCGCGCTCTGCCATGTTGGCGTAGAAGCTCGCCGCCCTCTCCAGGTACGGGAGCAACTTGAAACCAATCGTCTGAACCAGGTGGTCGGTCGAGGCGTTCAATGTCTCCATCGACGACTTGATGCCCTTGAGCCGGTCGGCCTGAGATTGCGTGAGCTTGTCGATCTCGAACGCGCTCTTGACCCAGCCCGACAACGCACGCACACCGAAACCGATGCCGAATAGCGCGAACAGGCTGCGCAGCTTGCCAGCCACCATCGTGAATCTATTGCCTAGCTCGTTGAACTGCCGGCCGGTGCGGGACGCGAACTGATCGATCTGCTGATTGCCGCGCGCAAGATCGGCGCGCAACGTGTCGGTCGTCGCAGTGATACGGAACTCGAGATCTTCAATCCGGGCCATGACCGAGAACCTCCGAGGCTTCAATCATAGCGACCACTTCGTGCGGTGTCGCGGCCCAGAACGTGCCGGGAGTCCACTTGAACCGCACGCACACGAGGCCGGCGAGCTCGCGCCGCGTCATGGCTACGCCACCGGTTCGGCTGGCTCTTTTTTTTCGGGGTCGGCCCCGCCGAACAGCGCGGCCATCAGGAAGTTCGTTACTGGATCGGTGAACGAGAACCGATCGGCAACGATCAGCTCGGCGCAGCGCTCAGCGGTCGACGCCAGCAGATCCTTGTCGCCCCGATCCTTACCTGCCGCCTTCATCCCCTCGGCGACGATGACCGCGAGCTCGCGCAGCTTGAGGCCGATGCCGGTCGCCGGGACTGAGGAGTCTTGCAGCGCTTCGGCGTAGCGCCGCACGCGCGTAAAGAGCTCGTCAATGGATACGCCGAGGATGGCCTCGATCGCCATCTGCGCCTCGTAGGACGGGCGCAGCGGGTAGAGCTTGCCGGAAAGGGTAACCCCGACCTCGCCGCGGTCGGCGTTGATCGTGTAGTCGGTCACGCGCCGATGCTATCCGTCGATGCAGCAGCCGCAGCCGTCAACTGACACGACCACGTCGCCCCCTGCTGATCGCTCATGCCGCGCTCGATGTTGCTCACGTAGCACGAGCCGGAATAGACGAGGTCGCTCGCACTGTACGGAGTGACGCGAACCTGCACCACCACCGCAGCCTGCGAGAGCATCACTGCGTACAGTCGCTCGAGGCCGTCCGGGTCTGGTACCCGCACGAACCCGCTGGCACTGATCGTAAGATCTGGGCGTCCCGGCGTGCGCAGTTTCAGCGTGTCGCCTTTCGCGGTGATGTCGATCAAGTCCTGCGGCCGGCTGATCGTGCATTCCGTCTGCCCGGCGACCACGTTCTGCGTGCCTACCGAGTTGGCGACATAGAGCCTGTAGTCGTGACCTAAACGATTTGCCATGTTCGCTCCCTTAGGTCACGGCGCCGGCAGCAGTGACGCCGCTGACGGTGTAGCCGAGCTTGATGTTCGCCGCCGTGGTCCCGACCCCGACCGTCGTGATGTATTCGCCGGTCGCGATGTCGTCGACTGGAATGATGCCGCCAGCGGTTCCGAGGCAGTACTGCTTGCCGACTGCCGCGGTGCCGCCGATGTTCACCGTGCCGCCCGTCTTGAGAATCTGGATCGGTTGGCCCGTCGATCCACCGTTGAGTGCGATGCCGACCAGCGGCGAGGAGACGCCAGATCCGGCCGAGCTCGCGTTGGTGCCGATCTGCACGGCGCCAGACGTGTCGACGTAGACCGACATCCCGGCCGTGATCGTGGCGCCGGCCAGGTAGCCGTTCACGACATCACCGTCGACTCTCAACACGCTGCCGGGGGTTACGGTGATCGCGGCCATGATCGCTCCTAGTGGACTGCGGCGCTCGGATTGTACAACGCAGTCGCGTAAGTGAATACATACGTCAGCACGGCGGTCATCAGTTCCTCGTCGCCCTCGCCGCTGCGCTCGAACTCAGTCGCGCGTAAAGCCCCACCGTTGGCGAGTCCGCCGAGCTCCAGCGGAACCGCACGCTCGACGTCGGCCGCGATCTCGTCGATGACGTCCTCGGCGCCTACCGCCTGCGCCGTCCTGATCTCGACGGCGAACGCCACTGTGCGCTCGTACTGGTCGGCCACGCGCTGCGACTGTTCCTCGGTCGCATACACGCAAATCCCGGTCGAGCCCTTCGGAAACGGAAAAAAGACGGAGCCCTCCACGTTCTGGTTGACTCCGCCGATGGCCGCTGCTCGTAGCTTTTCCACGATGCGGTCGCGAATGCGTTTGCGGTGATGGATCACGGCAGCCAACCCTCCGACTCGAACGGAGTCCGTCGTCTACTGAAAAGGCCGAAGCCCGACACGATGATAAGTCGTGCCTTCGCCGAGGTGCTACCCGTTACACCAGGCGGCTGCCGTTGATTGTCAGTATAATGGATCACGAGCGCTTCCGTAGCCTGATCGTCGTCAGACCGGTGCCGTCAGGCTGGGTCTCGGCAGGGAGGTATTCAGTGCCCTGAACCGTCACAACGGCGCCTGCGTGGTAGCCGATTGGAAGGTCCGTTTCTACGACCACGACCTGCGGCTGCGCGCTCTCGAGGACGTGGACGCCGAACTGCACCGGCTGATAGGGCGCGATGTAGATGCCGGGCAACTGCTTGCCGTCGACCTCGATGGTCTCGCCCGCATCCCGAACGAGCGCCAGGCGGTCGGCGGCGCTCTCGATCACGTTAGACCGTCTTGTTGCGCTTCAGCATCGCGTAGCCGAGGAGCGCGGGACCCGTGCCGATCGTCCCGATGACCTGCAAAAACCCCTTAGTTTTCGCCTTTGGGAACCGAGCCAGGTAGCAGGCGTTGTCGTTCGAAGTCGTGATCTGCGCCAAAGCCCCGGCAGCCGGGACTATCGTGGCAGCGCCAGTGCCGCCCGAGTCGGTCGCCGTGCTGAACGTGAAGTCGATCGTGCCGGTGATCGTGCCGACGTTGATGGCGACGAGCACGTCGCCGTCCGCGTCTGCTCCGATGGCAACATACGCCGACGTCGCCGCCGCCGTGTTGGCGCACGAAACGCTGTTGAGCAGCGTTACCACGGACAGCGCGCTCGCTTGGTTCGCTAGCATGGCCTACCCCTTCACGGATTCCGTGGTCATTGGCCCTTCGGTGGCGGCCGGCTTGTCAACAAACTGTGCCTTGCCCGAGGCGACGAGTCCCTTTGCCGCATTGTCGTCGACGTTGACGATCGCGGGCTTTTTGTCGTCCGGAAAGTGCGTCTTGCCGCCGAGCCAGAACCCGCGAACTACCTTGATCTTCATTCAGGCCCCTCTTAGGTGATGCTCGACGAGTACGACCAGGCGCCGGCGTACCGGACACCGACGTCGCAGGTGTACCAGCCGCGCACTGCGCTGAGACCGCGCGTGAAGTCGCTGTACGGGTTCACCATCAGCTCGAGCACACCCCACTCGGCAAGGATGACCGACGGCCACCAGCCGAACAACGCAGTTCCGGCAGACATCTGCGCTGACGACAGCGCCGGATAGCCGCGCATCGTGCCCTCGCCCATTCCGCCCTGCCACAACGGCGTGCCGTCAGTGGCGCTCGTAACGTTCGGCCGGTCCATCAACAGTGCCGCAACGGTCGGTGTCGTGACGTAACCGCAGCCGGGATAGAGCGCATTCGCCGTGGCGACGTCCGCTTGAGCATTCAAGATACCGGGCGACGCGAGCGAAGTGCCGGTGAACGCGCCGATCGAGCCGGTCGTCGCGATGCCGGTCGGCTCACCGCCCGATCCCGCGCCGCGCAGCACGCCGACGTCGACCGCGAGGCCGATATCGCGCGCGATCGAGGTCAGCACAAGCGTCTCGGCATCCGGCGTCGATTGCTGCATGAGCTGATGCGACAGCTCCGTCAAAGCCGCCACGTTCTTCGGCGCCAGCGCGAGCTGGCCCAGCGTCGGCTGGCTCTCGGTGATCTGCGTGGTCTCGTCGGCGAGCCAGTAGGCCGTGTTGCCAGCCGTCATCTTCGGGATCGTCACGTTGCCGACCAGGCCCGACAGTCGCTGCACGCCCATGCGCAGCGCGACCGACGTATTGCGCAGCAAGTCGATGAACGAGCCAGGCATGTTGTCGGTGCTGACGAGGTAGTTGCTGCCGGAGACACCCGCAGCCGTCATATCACGCTTTTGGGTCCGCGGCATGTCACGCAGCATGATGTCGAGCGGGATGAAGAAGCTGCGCTCCGAGCGCGGCAGCTTGTGGAGCTTGTCGCTCACGGCCTTGCTGGCGGCGAGCTCTAGGCCCGCTTTGGTCCAGTCGTTGTTGACGATCGACCGCAGCGCCCGCAT